GGCCAGCTTCTGATCCTCGATCGAACCGGGCCGCATCAGCTTGATGTAATCGGTGAACTGGCTCGCCTGACCCAACCCGTTGAATGCGCGGCGAGAGGCACCGAAGGCAAAATCGCTGGTGGCCGAAAGTGGCGCGCTACCCAGCTTGGTTGCCACCTGAAAGCTGCGGATGCTGGAAAACACCAGCGCCAGCGTCTCATTGTCCGCCTCAAGATGCTTGCCGCGATATTCGTCCCACAGGCGGTCCAGCTGCTTTGCGCCGCTCTTGGCCCGCTCCACACCTTTGGCATCGGGCGACGTGTCGAGCGCCGCTTCCTTCTGCATGGTGTCCTTGATGAACCGCAGCGTTGCTTCGGGGTTCGGGCCAAGCACTTCCAGTGCCGCGATATCGCGCGCCATGCTTTCGATGTGGCCCATCATCGCGTCGTAAGGCGTGCCGTGGCCATAGACCCCGGCATATTGCATCCAGCTGTCCGCATCCTTGAACACCAGGAACCGGGCATCGCCCCGCGCATTGGCCATGCTGCGACCGCCCGGTGCGCCCGGCGTGATGTTGACCGCGCCATTGGTGCGGATCGTCTCGAACACCCCGCGCAAGGCCAGCTCAAGCCCTTCCTCGGTCATTGGCAGACCGGTGCGCTGGTCGACCATCCGCGCCGGATCAAGCCGGGGCCGGATGAAATCCCGCCACGCCTCGTAACCGGCGCGGCGCACGGCCTTCCAGTCATGGCTCTGCGGCAGGCCCCAGTCGCTGCGGAAACCGATATCGCCGCCCGCCTTGTTGAACCGCTGGCGCAGCTGCTCGGCCGCGCGCCGCCAGGCTTCGGCCAGCTGCTTCGCTGCGGCATCGCCGGTGCCGCCGTCAAACAGCTCGCGCACCATATTGGACAGATCCGCCTTGTTGCGCACCTGCCCCAGCATATTGGCCGAAAACTTGGTGAGGATGCTGTCCATCAGCCGGTGCGTGTCGCCGACGATGCGCTTGCGCCGCCCTTCGACATTGGCATATCGCGCGCGCGGATCGGCATCGATCAGCGCCGCCGCCGCACGCGGGTCGATCGGACCGCCACCGCCAGCGCCGTCGATCGACCGGAACCGCGCATCGCCCGTCGGCGTGCCATAGGTGCGCAGCTCGCCCTCGATCGCCGCGCGGCGCTTGATCGCAAGGCCTGCCAGGAATTCCTTGCGGGTGACATTGCGGGTCAGCGCCGCGAGCACTTCCTCGCTCGCCAGCGCCTCGGCCGTCTCGCGGCTGCCACTGGCAGCATGGGCGCGCAGGCGCTCTTCATACAACGCGCGCGCCTCTGCCGCCTGCTCGGCGGTCAGTTTTCCTTCGGCTTCAAGGCCGGGAAGGCACGCGCCGAGCGACATTAACCAATCCCGTGAACGGTGGCAGTGGTGCCGGTCGAGCGCACATGGGTTGCCAGCACCGGCAAGACCTCGCCCGCCGCCATGGCCAGCGTCACATCGGCCGCGCTGTCCTTGGCGCGCAGCACCACATTGCCTGCGGTGTTCGCCCGGATCGCCTTGACGGGCGAAGCCAGCGGATTGGTATCGTGCGGCGTGATCGCAAAGATATGGGTCGCCGCTCCGGTCAGGCCGGTCGGAAAGGACGGAATGCTCATGTCATGCAACTCCTCAAGGTGTCGATGGCGGCCTTGTCCGCATCGAGCTCGGCACGGATATCGGCCACGGAACGCTCGCCGCGCCCGTCGCCAAGATCGAACAGGGATTTCTGATCGACAGCATCGAACAGGCCGAGGCCCATGGTGCCGTCCTGATCGGTGTTCGCGCGCATCGGCGCTTCCGCGCCCAGCTGCGCTTCCTGCGCCTGCCGCACCGCGATGTTGGGGTCGACGTCAGGGCTGCGATCGAATACGCCGACCGTCACGTGCTGATCATCATTGAAGCGGATGGCTTCATACCCGCGCGCGGCAAGCGCATCGCTAATATCGGCCCGAAACCCTGCCGCGTCGTTGGCGCTGATCGATTTTGTAAATCCATAGAAGGACGTGTTGGCGCGCAGGCCGATGCGCGGCCCTTCCTGAAGAATGTCGCTCAAGTCTTTCTTTGCATCGTTGACGATGATTTTGGCGATGCGCCCTTGCGGCTCAAGCGAGGCCAGCACCTCAAGGCCTTGCCGTGTCGTGATATCGAGGATCGCCGCCGGCGGTGGCGCGGGCCTTGTCTCGATCCTCGGCTCGCCTTCGGCTGCACGTCGCCCGCCTGCACCTTCTGCATACCGCTGGGCAATGCGCGCCTGTTCGCCGAAGAACGTCATGCCAAGGCCGTTGGGATTTTCCGCCTGCCGGTCGCCGCGCGTGCCATGGTAGAGCAGCTTGGGATCAGCCTGGCCCGCCAGCCTGATATCGTGCCAGGCGCTTTCCGCGGCCGCGACTATGCCAAGGCCGTCCGGTTCATCGAACCGGGGATCGGGATCAGGGGGAAGATCGGTGTGGTCGCTGCGGGGCTTGGCCGCGGCGGCCGCGTCTAGCTCTGCGGGGCTTGGCCGAACAGGCGGTTCACCGCCTTGAGGTTGTTCGCCGCGCGCTCCGCCAATTGCCTCGTCGAAGCTGACGCCCTCTTGTCCTGCGAGAGGGTTTCCATCTGCGCGATCGCGCGCTCGTGCGGCTGCGAACCGGCGGTCGAACTCGGCATCCCACTCGGGGTTCCAGGGGTCGAACGTGGAGTATTCATCGGCCAGCCCTTCACGGATTGCAGCTGCGAGCGCCCGCTCGTAATCCTCGGTGGCGACCATCGCCAGCGCGTGTTCCGGCAGGAAGGCATCGCCTCTATCATAGAAATCAGCGGCGCGGAAAAGGAAATCGCCGTCAAACTCTGCCAGTGCCGCCGGATCGCCGCCGAATTCTTCCCACGCCTCGCGGAAACTGTCCACCAGCTGCGCAATCGGATCGCCGATATCCTCGTCATTGAGCGACGCAATCCGCCCGCCGTAAATGCCTTCGGTCGATCCCGTCAGCTTGTATTCGGGCAGGCGGTCCCAGTCATCCATGCGATAGCGCGGGCTGCCGCCCATCTCTTCGTTGATCGCCTGCAACAGCAGCGCCGGGCCGTCGACCAGATCGGCATAGGTATCCTCAAGCCGTCCATCCAGCTCGGGGAAATACCCTGCCTCGCGCGCATCGCGGAACAATGTGTCGAGCCCTTGATCGCCTTCGCCGCTCGGGCCGCCCGTTGCCTGCTTGCGCTCTGTTGCCCGGATCACCTTCTTGCCGAACCGCTTGTCGTTCACAGCAATGCCTGCCGCGCGCAACTCGCCGCCGAAATCATTGGCGCCGCCGTTTTCGGCAATCCATTCGATCAGCGTGCGCGAACGCTTGGTGTTGGCGGCCGTGACCGGCGGCTTGCTTTTGCGCATGAACTTGCCGGTGGCTGTGTTCTGCGTGATATCGCCGCGCTCCACCAGCGCAGTCAGCGCCTCGCGCAGCGTGGCTTCATCGGTGCCCAGCTCGGTCGCCAGATCACCCATCCGGTTGAGCGAGGTTTTCGTCCCCGTGACGATATCGCGCAACGGATCGATCAGCAGCTGCACCGGCTCGGGCAGGCCAATGTCGGCCGCCTTTTCATCGATCAGCGGGGTGGCGGGCCGCTCGGCATCCAGCGCCGGATTGCGCAGCTCGGGTTCCAGCAGGCGCGGATCGATCGGGGCCGGGCTTGCCTGGTCAGGATCGCCCACCTTGCCCCGGATGATATCAATCGCTTCGCCCACGGTCTTGCCGCCGCCCAGATAGCCGGGGTTCTGGCGGATCGCCTTGGCCGAAAAGAACGACGACACCGGCGCATCCCGGGGCGCGCGCAGCAGCTCCACCGCCTTGCCCGCCCCGGCAAAGTGGGCAAGGTAGAGGTTGCCCGGATCGGCCGGCAGGCCCGCGCGCTGCAAGGCGGCGGCATTGTCGGCCACCAGCTGATCCATCAGCCGGTTTTGAATTGTCAGATCATCGCGTGACGTTTGCCATGCTCGATCCGCCGCCGCATCGCCGCCACCATAGACACGCTTGTAGAGGCCTTTGAATGTTTCCTCGATAAACTGATAAAGGCCACTGGCGCTGGAACCCATGCGATTGCGCGCTTTGGGATCTCCGGCGCTCTCTGGCCCGGCAATCGCCGCCTTGACGCTGGCCAGATCATAGCCGCCACCGGCCACCGGGCGCGTGATCGGCGACGCCGGCGGGATCGGGCTGGCGGCGCTGGTCAGATCTTCCGGCGCGGCAATCCGACCTTCTTCCAGCGCCTGCAACGCCGCGTCCATCTTGGCGACATGGGCATCAATTCCCTCATGCGTGCGGACATAGGGATTGACGTCATCCACCTCGCCGCTGCGCCGCATGACAAACAGCGCCGCCTCCTGTTCGGGCGTGCGCAGGTTGGCCGGGACCATCTGCTCGAAGGCTTGCGCCATGGCCTTGGCCTCGGCATCGGGATTGATGACGCGGCGGATCGGATCGATGATGTTCTCGCCCACCACCCGCGCCGCGCCCGGAGCAAGCTCGAACCCGCCACGGATTGCCGCGCCGCCCACACCGGCCAGAGCGATGTTGAGCCCGGCCTCTTCCAGCGTCAGGTCGCGGCGGCCCAGCGCCTCGCGGTTGCGCTGCGCGGTCGGCAGCATCGCCGCTTCGATCCCCATGTTCACCAGGCCTTCGGTGATGATGCGCTGCGCGACAGTCTTGCCCGCGCCGCCGACAGGCAGGGTGTAAAGGTTGACCGGATCGGTCATCGCTCCCACGACGCCGCCCGTGAAGGCTGCAACGCCATTGCCGCGTGCCGCCACGTCCTCGGCCGCTTCGATTTCCGCCTTGCGCTTTGCGCGCCATTGCTGCTCGAATTCCTGCACGGTGGCAGGCAATTCTTTGAACCGGCCCTGCTTGCGGTAACGCTCGATATCGCGCCACACCGATTGCGGGCTGACGGTCCCCGTCGCCGGATTGACATAGCGCGTGAAGCTCGCGCCCGGCTCAAGCTCGATCAGGGCCTCGATCAGCGGCTTGTAGGCATCGACCTGATCGGCCTCCACCACGCCGGTCGTATCCGCCCGCGCGCTGCTGAAACCCGCCACAATGGTGTCGATCACGCCCGGCGCTTCGCGCGTGTCAACCCGCCCCTGCGCCGCGCGCGCGTCGGCGCGCTGCTGACTATCCGGGCGCACCTGCGCAACCGAGAGCGGCCCGTCCGTCATTGCGCTGCCTTGAAGGTGTAGACTTGTCCGTTCTTGGCCTTGACCGGCGTGCCGGACCTATCCTCGAAACGGTACGCACCGCCGCCAATCGCGACGGGCACCAGACGGTACAAATTGGCGACCGACCCATCGGGATTGACCGGCGGATTTTTGGTGCTGGTCAGGTCGACCTGCAACCGCCGCTTGAATTCCGCCTCGTTGATATTGGGCGGCAGCACATAGGCGCGGCCCGCCCAGTCCTCGATCCCGCCAAGCAGGAACCGCTGCCCGCCGCGCATGACATACCCGCCGCCCAGCGCGTGCGCGACGGCTGATTTCATGGTGCGCTCGGCGCCCTCGCCATCGACAAAAGTGCTGGCATCCGGCCGCCCCTGTGCGGCCAGATTGCCCGCGATGAACTGGCGCACGGTTTCGCGCGTGCCGAGTTTCAGATCGTCGTCATACTCGCGCAGGGCATAGGTGATGCGGCTGTCAAGATCGGACAGCTTGGCTTCCACGCCGGGATCGAGATTGCTGAAAAACTTGGCATTGCCCGCCATTGCCTTGCGGCCTTGGCGCACGGTCGCCCGCACGCCCGGACGCAGCATCGCCATGGTCTGAAAGGTCGGATCATTCGGCGCTAGCTGCTGCGCCATGCGCGACCGGGCGTAAGGATCGCGCACCTTGTCCAGCTGCTCCATCACTTGCAGCTCGCCGGCAGGCGTGCCGAGCTGCTGCTGCAATTCGCGCAGCTCCACTTCCATGAAGCCCGACGCCGCGCCGCGCCCATTCATCCAGTCGGCGCGCGCGTTCCAGCTTGCCCCGTCGCCCAGATCGATCACGGGCGGCGCACCGGCCCCGCCGCGCCGTGCGGCCTGTGTCACCGGATCGCGGGCTTCCTCGCTGGCCCAGCCCGGCGCGTTCTTGCGCAGATAGGCGAGCTCAAGATTTTCCTCGGCCGTGCGCTTGTCCTGTGCCGCCAGCGCCGCGATGCGCTGTTCGCGCTGCAAGGCCGTGGCATTTCCCGGCCCCCACACGCGGGTGAAGGCCTTGTTGGCCTTGAGCCCGGTCAGCTCCAGCACAAGATCATCCTTGCCCAGCGCCTGCGCCGATGCAATCGCCTGGTCATAGGCCGCATCATCTTCGATCAGGCCCATGCTCTCGGCCTGCTTGAAGGTGGCAATCTGGCCCCGGAGATTGGCCAGCGCCTCGGATTGCTCGCGCTCGCGTTCGGCCTGCACCCGCCGGATTTCCACATCGGCTCCGTTGCGCAGCGCCTCAACCTGATCGCCGGAGATAACCCCGTCAAACGCGCCGCTGTCGATCAGCGCCCGCGCCGCCTCGGGATCGCGGTCTGTCATGCCGCGAATGAAGGCGACGCCGAACCGCTGCTCGGTTTCATCGATCAGCGCCTGCTTCACCTTGTCCGAGGTGTTGAGCCCGTTGATCGCATCGACCTGCAACTTGAGCTCGGCGCGGTAATCATCGGGCTTGTCAAGCCGCCGCACCCGCCCTTCGGCAATGCCGCGCTGTTCCTCGAACGCCTCGACCGCGATTTCCTGACCGCGCAGGAATTCATAATCGGCCTCGCGCGCGCGCAGACTGCCGCCCCATTCGGCCAGACGCGCGCGGCCCTGCTGCTTCAACCGCTCGCTGCTGAGGGTGCCAAGCAAGGCCTCTTGACGGGTCTGCAATTCCTTGGCGATCCGTTCGGCATGGCCCGGTTCATCCGACAGACGCGCCTCACGTGCCGCCGCACTCAGCTCTTCGCGCGCCTTGGCATCTTCGACCAGAAACGCCGACCATTCGGCATTGTCGCGCAGCTGCCGGTCAAGCCGCGCATCCTCAAGCCGTTCCTGCTGGACGACAGCACCGGCCTGCGCAATCGCATCGCCGACACCGGCCCCCATGCTGTCCGCCGAGACACCGGGCAACGCCGCCCCGGCCTGCACCCGCACGCGGGCGTTGTAGCCGGTTTCTTCAACCATCAGCCCGGCGCTCCTGCGCCCAGTCGCTCTTGCCCTTGAAGCCGGCTGCGCCTGCGCCGATCACGGCTTCCAGCATCGCCATCCGCCCTTCGCGGCGCTGGTCATTGGCCTGCACCTGCAACGATCGCGCGCGCAGATCGCCTTGTCGCCGCATCTCCATCACATCGAGCGCGCCTTCGATCTGGCTCTGGCGCAGCGCATCCAGCGCCGTGCCGCTGCCGCCCTCAAGGCCGCTGGACACCTGCGCCGCCAGCTGGTTGCCGACGACACCGCGCACTTCATCGCGCAGCCGGTTGCGCTCTTCCAGCGCCGTGCGCTGCTCTTCGCGCGCCTGTCCTTCAAGCCGCTTGGCATTGCGGTTTGCCGCAGCCATCGCAGCCCCGCCCTTGATCAGCGGCCCGGCCACGGCGAGTGCAATGGGGAGGAAGCTCATGGCGTTTCCTTTCCGCCTACCGCTTCGCTACTTGAGGCGGGCTTGATCCTCTCGAACATCATGTACGCCTCGCCCGCGCCGCCGAACTTGCGCAGCAGGTGCGCGGGCTCAAAGCCCAGCATCAGGCACCAACGCACTTCCGGGGTCGGATCAGCCAGCGCCGCTGACATGCCGCTGATCCCGCCGCCGTGATCATGGGAACGCGCCAGCACATCGAGCCTGTCCAGCGTGCAGGCCGCCACCACACCCCGGACAAACCGTGTCAGCGCCAGATGATCGCGGCCGATATCTTTGGCCAGCAGGGCCCAGGCAGTGCCATGCTTGCCGGGGAAGGCCTCGTTGAAACCGAAGCAGGCAATCACCGTGTCACCACGCCATGCCGTCCACGCCACCGGCTGCGAGGCAAGGTTCAGCGCCGTTTCCTCGTCAGGCGTCGCATCCTGCCCGAGGAACATGGTCTGGCTGTCCTGCACATCGATGGCGAACAGGTCATCGGGCTGCATCCGCCGGAAGAACAGGGGATCACGCATCGGCCTGGCTGACCTCCATGTTCTGCGCCACAAGGGCGATGGTGGCAGGCAGCGGCACGTCGCTGGTCCATGTCGTCCGGCCGTCGCGGTCGATATCGGCGTCGATCAGGCCTTCCACATCGCCGCTGACCGGTGTGATTTGCTGGTCCATGAACTGCCCGCCGCGCCGCAGGATCAGATCCTCGGGCGTCGACTGTCCGGGCGCGGACACGCGCAGGCCCAGCGTTTCCAGCACGCGGGCGATGATCTTGGTCGCACGCTGGCGCAGGCCTGCAAGGCTGCCCCGCCCGTCGCGCAGCTCGGGCCGCATCGTCGTCGCCGTGGCGGTGTACATCAGGCCGACCGTCACCGTGAAGGCGCTGGCCGGGATCACATCCGCAGGCAGGGTCAGCGTGCCGTCACCGGCCACCGTCAAGTCCTTGACCACCACGGCATTGACCAGCGCCGCCACAACCTGCCCCGCCAGATGCGGCACGCTGACGCTGGCCGTTCCGCCCGCAAGATCAAACCGCACCGAGCCATCCAGATAGTTGGCATGGGCCAGCGGATCGCCCAGCTCGCGCCAGGGCGCCTGCTTCCACACTTCCACCCGCGTCAGCTCGCCGTCGGGCCGCTCGATCAGCAGCCAGATATCGTCTGCCTGACCGCTGGAATTGACAACCGAAACCGCCGACAATGCCCGCGCGCCGCCGCCCAGTGCAAACCGCGTCCACCCGCGCACATCGGCGCGGGTCTTGGCATGAACGATCAGCTGGCCATCGCCGCGCACGCCGTAAACCAGCGCGTGCGGCACCCGCTGGAACCCCAGCTGCACGATCCCGCTGGCCGTGATATGGCGGCTTGTCGCGTTGAGGTCTGGCGCGTCGTAACGGTCGCGGCCGAAATCATAATCGGCGCTGCGCACCCGCCGCCCGCCGCGTTCGACAAACACAGTCTCGGTCCCGATCTTGACCGGGAACACAGGCTGGCTGCCATAATAGCTTTGCGGGTCGGCCTGGATATTGGTCCCGCTGAACGCCGTGCCGTTGGCCTGCGGCCCGATGGCCATTTCGATGTTGGCCGTGCCGATCAGCAGCTGGCGATCGGCACTCACCCACAAGGGCGGATCGGAAATGCTGATCGTGCGCCGGAACGCCAGATCTGTTTCGATCCGGCCGCTTTCGGTGAAGGCCGAATAATTCACCCGCCCGCCGCCGAAATCGCCTGCGACGGACCCGAAGATATCGATCCCCTTGAAGTGGATCAGCCGGCCTTGGAACAGCGTCACCAGACTGGGCCAGCCTTCGGCCACGCTCCACGCCTGCTGCGCCCATTTCTCGCTCGGCACGCTCACCAGACTATCGGGCAGGCGGCGCACCACATCGGCCGTCGCACTGGTGCCGCTGGCAACCGCCGTGATGCGCACAATGCCGAAGCGGTCATGGCGATAAATCCAGCGGACGCCGAACGGCCCCTTGTCGTTCAGCAAGTCCTTTTCGTTCATCCCGTCCCAGGCACTGCCCTCGGAATGTTCCGGCTCGATGCTGCCCGTGGTGCCAGCGGTTGCCGCCTGATAGGCACGACCGCGGTTGCGCACGATTTGCCCGATGGTGACGCCCTTCATCCCCGGTTCCCACTGGGTAATGTCGGAAAAGTCCTTGGCCTCGATCCGCATCAGTGCGCCGACCTGGCCAGATTTGAACACCGCGCCCGAAGCATTCAGCGTGATCGCTGTCCCGCTGACGCCCGAAGCCGTCACGGTCAGCGCCTCGTTGGTGTTCACGTCGAGAAACGGCCCGAATTCCAGCGTGGTGGTTTCCAGCGAAAATGTCGTCGGGCTGTCGCGCCGGATGGCACGCGGGGCATAGGCGGCGTGCGCCAGATATTGCCGCTCGAAGCTTTGCTGCGCCGAAATGAACGGGGCGACACTGGCCGGAAACGGGGTCGTCACCTGATAGGCAACACCCGGCGCTGTCTCGATCCGCGCCTCGTTGGTGTAGAACCGCAGCGCCAGCTCGCTCCACTCGATCACATATTCCTGTTCGATCGAAGGCCGGAACGCGGTCAGCCAGGTGGCGGTCGCCGCTGCTGGCGCGACAAATTCGAAGCCCTGCCGCTTGACCAGCGGGCCTTCATTGATCGCCACCCAGTTTTCGCACAGGCTCAGGCCGAAGGCGTATTGATCCGTATCGATCCGCCCGTCGAGATGCGGGTCGAGCTCGCCCGCCATGAACCCGGTGGTGATATGACGGCGGCTCACCACCAGCCTCCCGGATCAGGACCGAACCCGTATTCCGAATGGCCGACGCCAGCGGCCGATCCCAGCCAGCGGTCGCTGACCCAGTTGCTTTCGTAGGGCTCGATCGGCGGATTTTCCATCGCGTCAACACGCCGCGCCTCGGCCAGAGCCTGCCGGTATTTCTCCCAGTTGAGCTCTTCCTTGAACATGCTGCCCGCGATGCGATTGCCGATCGAACACGCGATGCGCAGCGCAAAGGCCTTGGCGAACAGCGGGTCGAACAGCGCAGGCTCGGCGATATCGGCCAGATAGCGGATTTTGAGCGGGCCGGTGTGATCGGCATTGATCGCACGGCCTTCCACCTGCCAGCGGTCGCGCGCCAATTCGTAGATTTCGATCAGCCGGATGCAATCGGCCGGAAGCTGGTAACGGGTCTGGAACTGGTGGGCGGGCGCATCGGTCAGGGCTGGCAGACTGTCGCGCTTCATCGCGAAATTCCACGCCCCGTCACGCAAGGCCGCCTGCCGCTCCATTTCCCACACCGACGCGACCGCACGGCCCAGCGTCGTATCATCGCCCGGCGTCGTCAGACGCGCAGCGGTGCCGATGGTGGTGGCGGCCAGATTGGCGATGGCCACATAGCTCGACACAGCGGCGGCACTCCCTTTCGGTTATCCGTGGAAATTTGGGGAGGCGGCGGCCCCCGTCGAACCGCCGCCTCGCCCGCGCAGATCGGCGCCCGCTTGGGAAGGCGCCGTGTCCACCCCGCGCTAGTTGTAGCCGACCGTTTCAACGATGAAGGTCAGCAGCGTGCCCGCCGCGATGTCCGCCACGCCGATGGTGGCGAACAGGCTTTCCTCACCCGGCACATCATCATCCAGCGCCGTGGCGTTCACACCGATTTCGGTGAGACGGTTCACCACCGTCAGCGTCGCCGCGTCGACATACTTCTTGGGTGCCCCGACCACGCCGACGTCGATGGTGGAGCTGCCAAGGCTGGTGTTGGTGCAAAGCCGCACCGACGTGACCTTGTGGCCCGCCGGCTTCTTGCCGAGATTGACCGTGTTGGTGCTGGCCCAGGTGGTGCCCGGAACCTTGCTGTAGATGAAGGTGCGCTTGCTGGCGCCAACCTCGCGGCCATCGGCCGCCATCGCCGGAACCTGCGTCCCGTCCGTCACACCGACCAGCTGCTTGGGAGTACGAACTGCCGTCATTTGCTGTCCTTTCCTTTGGCCCGGCGCACAGTGGCGCCGGGCCTGTCATTGCCGCTGGTGGCCTTAGGCCTTGGCGTTGAGGATGATCCCGCAGCGGCCCGCCTGGGTGCGGGTCGCAGCCAGAGTGGTGCCGCCGAAGGTGCCGAGGTTGAATTCGAGCTCGGGGATCTTGCCCACTTCGCTGCGCAGCCGCTGCCAGTAGTTGCCGACCAAGCCACCCTTGACCCAGAACGGGTTGCGGCGATGGCCCGAACCGTTGGTCGCCAGCGCCGGAATGGTCGCCAGCATCGGATCGTCCAGCTCGACATGGATGAAGTTGAACCCCATCATGCCGGTGATCGTGCCATCGGCATCGTACTTGACGCCGAACGACTGCTTGAAGTCGTTATCGACCGCCTGCATTTCGTCCAGCAGCGCATCGACGTCTTCGGCCGTGGTGACCATGTACCGCTTGAGCTCGCGCGGGTTGAAACCCTCGTCGAGATACAGCTTGGCCATACGGATTTTCTTGGTGTTGAGCGGCTGATTGCCCGAAGCGCCGCCAGCGGTCACCGGAATTTCCGCCGCCGACGGGAAAGCCGTCACCGTGGTGCCATGCTTGCCGCTGATGATCGGGCCGTAGAAGCCTTCGAGCACACGCTGCATCCGCGCGCGCTTGAGCGTGGCGGTGGTCATCGTGGTGGCCGCGCCTTCCAGGCTGATGCTGGTCTGGAGCTTGTCGGCATTGTCGATCAGGAACGCCTTGTAGAGCTCCTTTTCCTTCGGCAGCCACACGCCGTCACTGTTGGGATCGTCCCAGTCGGTGCGCTTGCCGCGCACGCCGCCTTCGCTGGCGGGCTTCGCCGGGAAGATATCCTTGACCTTGATCTTTTCGGCCGAGGCGTCGTCGGTCCACACGACCGCTTCCTCGAACGGATCAGTGGCCATGCCCTGCTGCAAAGCGAGCTCGACGTTGTTGTGGAACTTGACCTGGAATGAATTCTCGACGCTCATGGCGCCCTCCGTTCAAAAGTGGTTGCTTTTGGTCGAAGGGCTAAGGGATCGATGATCCGGCCACTCTATCGTTTAACGCCCGCGATCGGCGGCTGATCCTCAGCTGGGCCCGAGGCCGGATTGCTCCGGCTAGGTCAGGACTTATCCGCGTTGGGGATGGAGCGGGCAATCAGGTTCGGCCCAAAACCGAATGATTTCCCGCTACGCCGCCCCGTCTCCACAGAACGCTCTAAAAATCCGTGAGGGACGACTCGCCGTCAAGCCCGCCCCTCACTTATCCACAGTTACGCCGCGCCCGCGCTCGCCACAATATCCAGCAGCCGGTCGCGCTTGATCCGTTCCGGCGTGCCGGGAACCATGATCTTGGCTGCAATTGCCGGGTCAGCCTGCATCGTCCTGAGCTCGGCCTGCGCGGTTTCCGCCGTCATGCCGAAGGTCTGCCGGTCGCCCTTGATCAGCGTGTCCTCGGTGAAGTTGCTCCCCACCTTGCGCATCGCGTCAAGGAACTTGCCCACCCCGCCCGGCATGGCGCGCATGTGCTCCAAGTCCTGCCGGTCGAAGCCCAGCTCTTTCAGCGCCGCATTGACCTGCGCCATGCCCTGCTCGCGCTCGTTGCCCCAGCTGGCGATATGGGCCTTGGCCTGGTCCTGCAACGCCTTCACCCCGGCGTCGTATTCGGCGAGCTGCGCCTTGATTTCATCGGCGACCAGCTGCTCGGCCGCCGTTTTGGGCAGGCCGATTTTGTGCGCATTGGCGAAGATGCGCTCGGTCAGTGCGGTGTTGATCGGGATCGGATTGCCCGCCGCGTCCTTGAACTCGGGCACGGCATAGCCAGTCGGCGCATCCGGCACACCGATGGCGGCGCGATACTCGGCCACTTCCTGCGGCGTTGCCCCCTCGCCCGGAACCTTGATCCGCCCGCTCTCACGAAGGGCTTTCTGGTTGTCCCGCGCGATCTTGGCCAGCGTTGCCGCGTCCTTGACCCCCGTGGCCTTCACCCAGTCCTGCAAGCTCGCCGTCTCGCCGTCTGGCGTGTCCGCCGGGAATAGCGCGAGGAAGTCCTGCGGCACATCGCTGCCGCCGCCTGTGCCGGCATCGCCCGCGCCGCCGGCATCGCCGCCCGCGCCCGCCGCAGCTGCCGCCGCAGTCGCATCCGCGCCGCCGCCCAGCAGATCATTGATGCTGCCCGCGCCGCTCGTGTCAGTTCCCAAGTCCATCATCTACCTCCATCAGTGTCTGAACCTGCTTCTCGTCAAGGTTCAGATGGTTGAACAATTCCTGCACCACGGCCCGCTGGCCTTCGCGGTAGGCCAGCACGTGCGGGTCAGGATCAAAGATCGAATACCGGCCAAAGCCGCTGCGCCGCCGCAATTCCGCCAGCACAATCTCGCCCGCGCGGTGCGGCTGACCGTCCGGGCCAAGGAACAGCCAGCGCAGCAGCAGCCCGAAAAACCACCGCCCCAGCAGCGCCTTGGCGAAGCGTTCGGGCGCGGTGAAGAACAGCCACTTGACCTCGCGTGACACGAGGATTTGCCGGAAACGGAAGCGGTTTTCGGGGGTGACGGCCAATTACACGCCCTCCGAAATCGCGCTGGCCTGGGCAAAGTCCTTGCTTGCCCCGGCCGTGGCAGACAGCAGCTCGGCGTTGATCGCCATTTGCTTCTGCTCTTCGCGCTGCGCCCGGATCGCCGCGACCTGTTCGACCGTGCGCAGGTAGGACGGCTTGACCCCGATTTCCTCGGCCATGCCGCGCGCCATCGCATCGGCATCAATCGTATCCAGCACGGCCGCCTCGACATTGGCGAGCGGCACCAGCGCCTCGACATAGCGCATCGACTTCTGCACGCTCTCGGCCCGCGCCATCTGCGCCAGCGGGTTTTCGTAATCGATCACCGGCCACGCGCCGGCCTCAACCACCACCTCGGGGAACGGGTCGATCTGTTCGGCCCGCAGCGCCAGATCAAGATCGCGCTGGGTCATCGGGTGCTGCTTTTCCGTGGCATACCGACTGGCAAAGGGCCGCACCAGCACGCCCTGCTTGGCGATGCGCTCCAGCACTTCGGTCGTGGTCATCCGGCTGTTGGGATCAGTCAGCGTCGCATAGAATTCCTCAAGGAACGCCGTGCGCACGGTCGATTGTTCGTCCTGGATCATTTCCAGCGCGAAGGGGATACCATTCTCCCCGCCCGGCATCCGCACCACCATCGGCCGGCCCTGCTCGCTCACCATGCCGGGGTTGAGCCCGCCCGGCTTGCTGACGATGCTGGTTGCGCCGTAATCGTCATGGAACAGCAGCGCCGGATCGACCGCCTTGTGCGCCGCCCGCAGCGTGGTCAGCTTCATGGTGTTGACGCCCTGGATGTTGGGCATCACCTTGAACGCAGGGCTGCGACCATACTTTTCCCCGGCGCTGGTCATGTGCCGGGAGACATTGATCGGCATGGTGAAATAACCGGCGCGCCGCAGGTAAACCTTCTCGTCACACGCCAGATAGCGGCTCGAAATCGGGAACCGCCGATGGTCCATCCGGTCACGGTCCCACTGGGTGTTGGGCGCCACCACATGCAGCACCTCGAACTTGGTATCGGGGTTGCCGTTCGGCTCAAGGCACTTGCGCATCTTGTCGGTCAGCGCGGCCTCACCGAACATATCCGCCAGCTGGCGCGCGGTGCGCTCGAACTTGCGATGCACCCGGTTGACCCGGCCGGTGAAATCCTCGTCGATCCACGTCTCGGACAGGTGCAGCGTGCGATAGACCAGCCCGAAGGCCGTGGCCTCCTGCCACAGCGGGGAGGTGCCATACCGGCCCAGCTGATCCCAGTCCTCGTTGACCGCAATGCCGAACCCGGTGTGCGCCGCGTGCCGGATCGCATACAGCCGCGCGCCTGCATTTTCGCACCACAGCTTGACCTCGGGCAGCTTCATCAGATCCTTGTCGAGGAACCGCGGCCGGATATAGTCCTGCTCTTCCGGCGTGGTGATTGCCACGCCCGCCGCCGCAAAGCGTTCCAGCGCCGTGATGTGGGTGCTGTCGTAATTGCGCTGGCCCCGGATTTGCCCCGGCGTCAGCTTGTTGAACCCGCCCGCCCCGTTGGGGAAGCGTTCATCGATCTCGCGCCAGGCATTCTCCCACGGGCTGCGCTCGCTTTCGAGCCGCGACTGGTCCCGCACATCGGCCTTTGCCAGCTCGCCATCCTGAATATTCTCGATCATTGAAAGCTTCCCCTTTAAGATTTTCGACCTCACTTGAGGTGACGGGAATTAAACCCTCACCCGAAGATCACGCTTCCGGCGAGGTTGACGGTCTGGCCAAAGCCGATGCTGATGGGCTGGGACATGGGCGACCAGGCCGCCTGCTCGCCATCCAGCAGCAGCGCCACACCCGCCAGCATGGTCACCGTTTCGGCATCGCCCGGCCCGGTCACTTCCAGCGGTTCAGCGGTAAACAGCAGCCGCCCGCGCGTCAGCCGGAAGGCATCGGGCTGCACCTGCCGGGGTCTGATCCCCTTGAGCTCGACCTCGCCATCCGAAAAGGCGAGGACGATTTCCTCGGCACTGCCGATCGCAGTCATCAGGTCATCGACCGTGAAACCTTCGTCGCCATCGCCGAACACCGACGCCATCGGCACCAGCGCACGCGGCTTGCCCGCCTCTTCCAGCTCGACAATCCGCGACCGCGCCTTGGTGGTGGCCCCGCGCTGCGAGGCGAGGCGACGCTTCAAACCCGCGATTTCCTCTTCGGCCACGAAGATATTCCAGTCCATCGCGGTCACCAGCCCACCCAGCTTTTCGATGCACCGCACAGCGAAGGCGATTTCCTCCTCGCCTTCGGCCTGTACCAGCCCCTGTTCCTCGGCGTGATCGCCCAGCGCCTGCATCACCAGCGCGCTCGATCCCGCCTTGATTTCCGGCGTTTGCTCGGGCTTGTCGGCCCCGCCATTGTCTAAACTTTTTGCCACAATCCGTTCCTTCCTGTGCTTGAGAAAATCCGCAGCCTCAGCTGCCCACGATCAACCGGCCCAGCCCGCCCGCAGGCTCGCCGCCCGCGCCGGGAATGCGGTCAGCCGCCGCGCCGCGCCGCCGCGCCAACTCACGGTCGCGCTCGGCCAGCATCGCCGCATCATCGCGGGTCGCAGGCCGGGGCAAGGCCGTGACCTGCTTCTTGCCGCCACCAAACAGCCCCAACAGACCGCGACCCAGCGGACCGATCAGCGCCTTGCCAACACCTTTGAGAAAACTCATTGTCCTATCCTCCTGCAAAAACGTCGAAATCACTCACCAGGGTAATCGGCGCTCTGCGCCGGGGGCGACCCTGAATGTCCCCGATGACGTGCTCCCCTTCGAGCGCGGCATATTGCTCCGCATCGCAAACGTGCGTGTAGATCGTGTCGGCAATTTCGAGGTGCCCGCGCAGCTCGCCGTCGCTGATTTCGGCCTTGCGGTAGTGATACCCGCCGACATGGCCCCGGATCAGGTGCTTGCAGCTCGCATCGACCATGTAGCCCTCGTGCTCGCTCATGGCTTGCCAGATCGCTTCGTTGCGCAGCGCTGCGCGGTTCGTCTTGGCCTTGTGAACGCGGTATCCCAGCGCCTTGGAAAACGCCCTGATCCAGTCCATTTCATCATCCGCCCGGTCATTGGCTGACCAGGCCGCCGGATCGGCAACCACGCGCAGCATTTCGGGGTGCAGATCAGGGAAATTATCGGCGATCATCGTGCGCACCATCGCGCCGGCCGCCGTCGGCCCGATCTTGGCCAGCGTCTTGCCGTCCTCGCGCATCATCACCGCTTCGCGCAGGGTGCGCAAGCTTCCCATACTGGTGCGCTGCGACGCAACCGCCGCCGCAAACAGCCCCTGATCCACTCCCACGATCAGCGGGCGCTCCGGGTTCCACACCAGATCGGTGCGGACATGGCGGGTGTAATCGAATTGCGGGTTGACCGGCTGCCCGTGCTGCAACGGCACGAACTTGTTGCGGATCATCCGGTCGACATAGCCCGGCCGGTGCTTGTTCGCCGCCGCCTGCACCTGGTAATACCCCTTGGGCAGGTTGTGCAGGTTCTCGGCATCGGGATCGAGGCCCGAAGGCTGGATAAAGACCTCGATCAGCTCACGGTCGCCCAGCAGCGCGCGCAGATCATCGCCGATATCGCCAAGATTGTTCTCGATCGCGAGGCCATAGACCCAGTTATCGATCGAAGGCGCGTTCAGCGACAGGATGATTTGCGGGTCCACCATCATGTCCCGGTCGATCCCGCCGCGCCCGACACGGCCGGTCAGGAAAGACAGCAGCTCGGGCGGTTGAAGATCCGCCTCGTCCACCAGCACCGCGCACACCTGCCAACCGCGCGTGACTTCCTCCACGCTCCGGTCCCCGATCGCCCGGAATTCGATTTCGAACTCGCACACATCGGTCGCGTTGCCCTGTTCATCCTCTTCGATGATCAGGTTGATGCGGTGGGTGTAGGGCGCCTTCCAGGTGAACTTGCCGACCTCTTCAGGATACAGGTCAAACCAGCTCTTGAGCGTGTTCTTTTCGAGGTTCGGATAGGTTTCACGGATCACCCCGACGCGCGCCTGCCGCCACATCACACCCCGCCCGTCGCGGCGCCCGCCCTGCCGCTTGGCAATGCGGGTCAGCTTGCGCAGCGCGGTCATCGTCTTGGCCGAACCGACCGGCCCGATGATCACCGTGATGAACGCCCGCGACATGAGGAACGCATCCGAGATAGGCCCCGGCGAATTGAGCGTGCGGGTGACGATTTGGTTCATGCCTCATCCCCTTCGATTTCGCGCGGCGGCAGCACCTTGGCCCGGCCCTCGATCACCCCGGTGGCCCGCTCTCGCATTTCGCCAATCTGCTCGACCAGGCGCACGCCTTGGATGGTGTGATCCACCTGCACCGGCTGATCACCGTGGAAGATCTTGCGCACGCCCTCGGCGCAGCGGATGCGGATCGCCCGCGCCTCGGCGAAGGTCATCTGCTTTTTCGGCGGATCGAGCTGGCGCGACCGCGCGATCATCGCCTCTTCGCTCTCGCCCTGGATTTTCATCATGGTGACCGCCGGATCAGGCCCGAATTGCAGCAGGTACGCCTGCAAATCGCGGTTCGCGCGGTTCTTCGCGCCCTTGGGACGCCCCAGCTTGCGCTTCTCGCGCACGTGTCGCAGCACCGTCAGCGGCCCCGGATGGTTGCCCAGTTCCTCATAGGCTTCGGCGGCCTCTTCCGCCGTGATCGGATCATCGCGGAACAGGTCCGATTGCTCGGCTTCCAGCGCCTCGGCCCGCGCCGCATCCAGCAGCTTGGCGTTCTCGGCCGCCATCGCTTCCAGATCGACTTTTCCACCGGCTTTGAACGGGTCAGTTGACATAATCGCACCCCGCTTTAGCGTCGCAAATCCACCCCGGCGCAGCCTTCCCCACATGGCTGGACCGAACAGGGCCACCCCGGCCCGTTGATGCCGCTTCGGCATGGGTCGCACCCCACACCCCACCCCGGCCCGTCATTGCTGCATCAGACTTTGCGCGTCCCCGAACTGCCGGGGCCTGATCCGCCGCGATATTGCGGGGCAGGGCCGCAGGCCGGATCGCCGATCCAAATCCGGCCAGTCTAGAGCGGCAGCATGGAAGAGGATCGCGCGGGCGCGCTGGGGGCACAGGGGGTGCCGCCCGCGATCCGGCCCGATCGGCCCGCCCAGGCATCGCCCGAAGCCTGCTAGGCTTACGACCAGAGCCAGAAACCGCAGGCCAATCAGCGCCTTGCGCCCATCCTTCCAACGCCACCCTTCCAACGGCACCCATCGAGCCGCGCGAAAACGGCAGAATTCCGCCATTCCCGCGCGCAGATCGATCGCCACCCAGCTGACCCGCCGCGCGCCCGAAAACCCGGAAACTTTCCGCCACCAGCCCGAGATTTTGACCCCTGATCCGCACCCGGCAGGCACCCGGCACAGCGCCGAGTGCATATCCACCCGCCAGAATATGCACCGCGCCGAGCCCACCAATCAGAGGCGCGCGACCTGTTCCAATCGAGAACACCCGCAGAACAGCGAAAGAACAACTAACCCTCTGCAATCCATAGAGATTGTTAGAGTGTTCCAGTGTTCCAGCATTTCCCTCGCACATATACGCGTGTGTGTGCGCGCGCATGTATGTATCTCCCCAAAATCGCGGAACAGCGAGAACAGGCGAGATTGCCAAGCAATTCCAACGGCTTAGGCGTTCCTGAGACTGTTCCAGAGCGTTCCCGATTGGAACACACCCCCCGACCCATTCGACGCCGAAACGCTGGCCACCAATCATCTTGGCAGGCCAACGGGCCGGGGTGCGGGACGGGGAAATTGCGGGCGCGCAATGGCTCGATCGCGCTGCGATAGCAGATGCGGAACGCGCCCCCGTCGGAGCCGCTGCGCGGCCCCTGGGCGCGTGCGTTGGCGCTGCATAAGTGTCGGTAAACCGACAATTATGCAGCTTTATGCCGTGATGTTGATAAAAACCGCTTGACACGGTTTGTTGTATCAAACTCTTGGCACAACAACGGGCCGGGGTGAGGCGGATTTTTCGGATCATGAGCCAACCAAATCTCTGAAGAGGATCGGCTGCGTCGTGCCATCCTGATAGACCGCATCCAGCCACGCATCGGCGCGCGGTTCGTCGCCGCCCCACTTGTCAGGGAAGGTGCGCGCCGCGATCAGCTCGCGGATGCGCGCTTCTTCCTCAGCGTTGATCAGGTTGACGCTCGCGCGCCGCTGGATGTCGAGGATTTGTTCGAGCGCGATCGAGCGAGCTTCCAGCGTAAGCGGGCCCATGCGCTGTGGGTTCTTGGCGATGCTCCCATCCTTCAGCCGCTCCACGCCGGATTTGCGCAGCCGCTGCGCAGGCTCGCGCATCCAACGGTACAGCGGCTTGAGCTCTTTCAGCGGGACAAGGTGAGACCATGCCGGCATTTCGCAGATGACATCGAGGGCAGTGTCTTTGGAAGCGAGCGGGCATCCGATGCAGCCAGTGCGAGCGTTCACTTCCTCCGCATCGTCGCCGCCATATGCGTCGGCAAGGATCTTGGTCGGCCAGCCCCCGAACTCTGGCCGAGGCGCGTAGACGCGCAGCCAGTCCCACACGGTGCAAACCCGCCAGTGCAGGATTGGCGCGAGCGTGGCGATCCTGCCTTTGATCCCTTTCGCCTCTGGCAGCACCTGCTGGTACCAGCCCTGCCCGCACTCTGCGCCATCCTTGCTGCACGACATGGCAATGCGACCATCGCGCACCGCGCTCTCGCCCTCACGCACGCCGGTGATCATCAGCGCGGTGCCAGGCAATGCAGCGATTGCCGCACCCAGCGCCTCAGCCATCGGCTCAACCTTGATCTGGCGGGTGCACCAGCGCAGCGTATTGTTGTTCGGCGGCGGGACGCCGCGCCCGAGGATGTAGACCATGAAGCGCTTGTCTAGCGGCGCGCAGACCACTGTGACCTCGATCCAGTCGCGCGTCTTGAGCATGGCGATCATCAGATCGGCAGCGCGCTGGATCGGCGGCAGCTCCTGCCGGGTGTCGGCGTAGAAGACATGCAGCCGCGCGGGCCGGGGCAGGTGACCAGCCTCGATCAGGTGGATGATCAGCGTGAGGGTGGCGCTGCTATCTTTCCCGCCCGACCATGCGACCGCGACGTGTTCGTGCCGATCCCAGTAGGCGCGCAGTGATTGCAAGGTGAGTTCGATCGCCTCCTCGCCGAGCATTCGAACACCACCGTCAAAGAGGCCTGGCTTCATCACTGCGCCGCCTCCCCGCCCTGCGCGCGCATCCATTCCTCGTGGAAGGCGCGCTGGCTCGCATCGGGCAGCTGATCGGGTTCCAGCACATGATACAGCGGCACCAGCACCGCCTTGGCCGTCTTGCTGCCGAAGCGGACCTTGCCCGCCTCCACCGCGCCCGGAAAGCGCGCCAGCACATCGCCATAGATCCCGGCCCAGTGCTTCCCGTCAAACAGCTTCACCAGCGCCACATGCCCCGGTGCCAGCGCCAGAAAGCCCGGCTCTTCCCTGTCAAAGGCTGACGTGCCCCAGCTGGCCCGCCGCGTCACCTTGCCGTTGCCGTCCTGCTCTTCCGGCCGCCACACGGCGTTGACCAGCTTCATGCCCATCTGCGCCAACCGGCCCGCCGCCTTGGGATCGGCCATGTTGCCGTCATCCACATCGGCCATCAGCGGCGCGACGGCATGATCCAGCGCGCCCACCACCCATTGCGCCAGCGCGACCCGTTCATCGCCGCCACGCGCCTGCACCTGGCTGTCGAGCAGGTGATTGAGGCACCGCGCGTGCTCGGCATCCTCCTGCGTGATTTCGCGCAGCTTTTCCGGCCGGCACTTGTCGCACCAGTCCAGCACCATTTCGATATCGGGCAAGCCGTCCTGCGTGTCATGATCATGCAGCAGCACATCGGCACAGGCCAGCAGCGTGCCAAACTGGTCCGCCGCGCGGCTCTCATGCCCTTGGGCGGCCAGCGCCTCGTGATACTTCGCCAGCGTCGCCGCCAGGCGCGGCCAGCCATCCACCATCCGCCGCAGCAGCATCCGCCCCAGCACCGGCAGGTTATAGTCGGCAAGGTTAGGCCGCGCGCCCCAGTCTTTCGGGAACGGGCGCAGCTCCAGGATCGCAAGCCGCGATCGATCCTGCGGCTGCAAGGGCGGGATATTGATCGAGGAGAAGAAGAACGCACTGCGCAGCGTGAATTCCTGCGCGCTATGGTCCGCCCCGCCGCGATGCATCGGCGCCCCGCTGGATGAAACGCGCGCCAGCTCGATCACCCCGTCAACCTTTCGGTTATCCTCTTTCGCTTCGAGCTCGTCGAACAGCACCGGGATGGTCGCACAATTGAGGCTCTGGCGGATCGCCGCCTCGCTCGCATTGCCCGTGCGGAACACACCGCGCCCCAGCAGGCCCGCCAGCACACCGTCATCGCCGTTGAGCGTCGATTTGCCCGTGCCGCGCCCGCCGGTCAGCCACACGTTCGGACGCCAGCCCAGCGCCCCGCCGATCATCGCCGCACCGATCCAGCCCGCCAACAGGCGCGGATCGAGCAGCTCGCGCTTCCAGTGCCAGCGGCGCAGCAGGCCCTTGCGGCCCGCGCCTTGGTCTGCACCCAGCTCGTCGACAATCAGGATCGCCACCTCGCGCGCACTAACAGGCTCATGCCAGGGCCGGGGGATCGGATCATCGCCGGGATAGACAAAGCTGGCGAGCTCGCCGGGGTCCGTCCACTGCCAGCGGATAATGCGCCCGTCATCGGTGTGCTGCGAAGCCAGCAGCTTGTCGCCGCAATGCAGCACCAGCCCGCCATTGTCATGGCGATGCGCCCCGCGCCCGCGCATCCGCCCGGCGGCGCTGAACACGCCCATGGCGACACAGCGCCCGATCAGCGCCTCCTGCACCTGGGCAATGTCCCAGCCAATAATCTCCGACAGGCGGCCATTTTTGGGCGGCGACCACTTCGGGAAATTCTCTTCGAGCCAATCGACCCCGCCGAACATGGCGGCAATCCCGCCCTTGCCGTGGCGGTTGTTCGCCTCAAGGCCCACCAGCTGCTTGTTGACGTCGAGATAGTAACAGGTCTGCTTGCCATCGGCGGTGGACTTGATCCCCAGCGGCTTCACCGGACAGGTCGACCAGTCAATCGGCCCGCCACGCCCCTTGCGCTCCGGGCGCACCTCGCCTTCCTCGGCCAAGCGCGGCGCGGGCCGGGGATTGTCGAGCGCATCTTTGATCTGGGAAATATCGGCCATTATGCGCGAACCTTTCGATGGGCGATCCCGCGCAGAGGACAATCGCCCTCGATGCACTTGTCGCCGAACCATGACGGGACAAAGCCCACCCGCTTGCCACCCCCGCCGCCGCATCGGCACAGGACAAGCGCGCGCTGGCTTTCGGGGATTGGCGCCGGGGTCAGCGGGATCGGGCTCGCCGCGCGCCAGCGTTCCGCGCTGGCCTCCATCGCGCTCGGCGCATCATGGATCGGAATGCGCTCGCCCAGCGGCACAATGGCAGGCACTGGCCGCGCAGGTGCCGGTACGACCGTTTCTGTCGCAGCGGGTCGCTCGGCTTTGGCCGCCTTGCGCTCTTCCTTGCGCTTCTCGCGCTCGTAATCGGCCCAGGACCAGTTGAAGCTGACCATCAGGCCCTCCCCGGTGCGTTTTTGTGGCCTACCGCTGCGCTGCTTGAGGCCGCTCCGGCCAACGCCAGCACCCAGTCATTGATATCCTTGACCTTGCGCCCGTTGACCTCGGCGGGCGGCATCACGATTGACACTGCCACCCCGCGCGCCTGCTGCTTGGCAATCGCCACTTCGAGCGCATCTTGCGCGGTCGGCTTCTCGTCACGGTCCGCCACGATCACCAGCTGCGTCGCCTGCTTTGGCAGCACGATCGCCCCGATATTGGGGAGCGAGACGGAACAGATGATCCGCGCCTCGGGCTTGATCATGCGGATCGCCACCGCATCTTCCGGCCCTTCGCAGACATAGATCGGCTCGCCTTGGGGCATGTCGCCCATGCTCTTGCCGCTCTTGCCCTTGTTGACCGGGATGAACCCGCCCCAGAAACTGCCCATGATCATCTTGGCCGTGCCGCGCCGCAGCTTGCCCCACCGGCCAGCATCATCCTGCGCCAGGAACACGCGGTGCGTGCCGATATGCTGGCCCTCGGCGGTGACAATGCACATCACCATCGCAGGCAGCTTTTCCTTGAGCTCGGCGTGGAAGGCCTCGGCCGCAAAGCGGTAGCTGTTCGGGAAAATTCCCGCCCTGCCCGGCAGCAACCCGCGCGCCTTCAAGTACCGCGACGCTGGCGTGCCCGCGATCGGCTGCGCACCCACCCACAGGAACTTGGCGCGCTTGGCCTTTTTGTCCCGCTCGGCCTGATCCTCGCGCTCGCGCGCCTCGGCCCGCAACCGCGCTTCCTCGGCCCGCCGCTGCTTTTCCGCCTGCGACATTTGCACCGGCGCACCCCCCGACGGCATCCCCAACCGCCGCCGCGCTTCCTCGAAGGCATCGCGCTGCGAAAGGCCCAGCTTCAACCGGATCAGGTCGATCATGTCGCCCTTTTCCTCGCCGCTGGCCGCATTGCCCATATCGGTCCAATGCCCGACGCGCGGCCCGGCAAGGTTCACCCAGGCGCTTTCCGATTGGCCGGTGTCGGCAATGCCGGAAAACATCCACTTGGTCCCATTGCGCCGCCCGTTGGGCAGCAGCTCGGGCGCAAGGCTGTCCGCCAGCGCGTTGATCCCGTCGACGATCAGCGCGGTGTCGGAAATGAACTGGCGCGCGGGGGCATTCATTCCTGCCCCTCCGTCGCCTGTTCGATCATGTCGGCAAGCCGGTTAAGGTGCTGCGCCAGCTGGCGCGCGCCATGCGGAGAAAGGGTAAACGTCTGGCCACGCGCAGGCAGCTCGACTTGCGCCGACACAGGGTAATCTTCACCCTCGGCCATGACCTTGAGGCGGATCGTCACGAAAACGCCTTCCCGCCCGGAAGCCCGGCCTTGTCACGCAACAAAGCGGCATGATCTGTCAGCTGCTTGGCCAGCCTATCGGCCTGATCGGCCGTCAGCAGCACCTCAACATCGCCGTCCCACACCGGCGGCTGCACCGGCACGCGCATCTGGACATGCCACTGCCCATCCGCGCCCAGCTTGCCAACGACGTGCGGCGTGTAAATCCGCGGCGCGCTCACCTGCCAATTCCTAACATACTGCATTCACAGCCCGTTAGGGATTGCACGGATAGCAAGGGCGCATGGGGGAGACGAAGTTGCATAACCGCGCCTCACGCAGCCGCCCGCGCGCCAAGATCCGGCAGCGCGTAGAAATCATTCGGTTGGACCTGCCCTTTCGAAAGCTCGAAAATAAGGGCCATTACGGAGGCATTGGGTATTGCAGCCCCTACCGCCCGCTCCATCGAGCTGACATAAGGCTGCGTGACGCCAAGTTTCTCGGCGAGCTGGGTCTGGGTCCACCCCATCTTTTTGCGCCATGCGACCAACCGCATTGCTGTCCTCCACCGTGCCAAATCGGGATATTCCGATGACTTATATTTTTCCGATGGACATAAGCAAGTCATGGGGCCAAAATTATAAGTGGATGACATATTGTCTGGCCATGAACCCGCGCAATCGCCTCCGCGAACTTCGCAAAGCTGCTGGGCTGTCTCAGGTGCAGCTGGCGGATCGCACCGGCGTGTCTCAATCGGCCATCAGCCAGATCGAGAATGACGCCATCGCCATGGACACCGCATGGATGCGCGCTTTCGCCCGTGAACTACAGTGTGAACCCGTCGATCTTCTCAGCGATGATGACAATCCTGATCGCCTGTCGATCGAAGAACGCGCCTTGGTCGAAGCGTACCGGGCCTCCACCCCCGAACAGCGCGAATTGCTGCTGCGGCTCACCGTTGTGGATAAGCCGGAACAGGCACAGCAAGCGGCATGATATCCTTGGCTTTCGCGCTGGCGATGGCCGCCCCGCCTGAGCTTTCCGACGAAACAGCGATTGCCGAAGAACCGGCTTATGAGGCCGACACGCACGCTGTCATCGAGGAGCCGCAACCGCGAATTCAAGGTGGCCTGACCCCTGAACAGTTGGTGTTGCTGAAGCGCGCGATCGCGAAAGCTGAAGCCGAGCGGATCGCCGATAATGCTGCGCGCGAAGCGGCGGCGCGGGCGCGGTGGCCGCTTGGTGACGCATATCAGCCGCCAGTTCCAGCACCATCGCAGTTACGTGAGCCGCTGCCCAATCTCGATTGCAGCGGCCCATTATGCGTCGCCCAACGGCGCGAGGACACAGGTGCTCGCCGCGCCGACGCACCAGCTGCTGACACCCGCATCACGGCCGAACAAAGGCTAGCCCAATTGCTGCCAATCGCATGGGTTGTCGCGGGCGCTGCGCTCGCCTTTGCGCTCTGGCGGTTTTTACGCCCTCGATGGCGCAGCTATGTCCCGATCGGACGGCGGATCATTGCCGGATACTGGCGCGAAATCGGCCTGTTCACCATGCTGGGGGCGATATTTCTCAAGCTGTGGTGAATATCAGCTATTGACATAATATAAGCACACGGAATATTCCGCATCCGACACATCAGTCGGAGGCGTTCATGTCCCTGTTCTCGCACCTGCTCATTCCCGCCGATGGCGATCCGCCCACCTGCAACCTGCAATGGATCTGCCACCAGCTCGGCCATGATGGCAGCGACGGGGCCAAGATCACCTATGTGCAGGGCCTGATTGCCCAGCACGGCTTTCCCCGCCCGCTTCCGCATCTGGCGCACGGCGGCAAGGTCAGCCTCGATATCCACGCCACCCGCAGCCAGTGGATCAGAACCGCGGTCGAAGCATGGCTGGCAGACTTCCTGCCCCCCACCGCCACCGCCGCACTGGACGCCGCAGCGCAGCGCGCCGCCGCCGCAGACATGGACAACGCAGCCCTGCACCTGCGCCTGGTCGGAGGCACCGAGGCATGAGCAGGACGCACAAGGTCGAATATCTCGACGGCTGCCACCACGCAGACCTCGAAGAGGTGGTGCAGCACCGGCACCTCATGCACGTGGAAGGCACGGATTTTTGTCCCGCCGCTCGTTTCATGGGCGCGATCGAGGTGTTCGGCAAAGGCGATGCGCGCGTTTGCATCATGCTGGCACTGGACCATGAAAGTGGCCTCTACATGGGCCTGACGCCCGACGGCGCGCGCAACTACGCGGCCGCGCTGATGAAGATGGCGGCGATGGTCGACCAGCAGATCGCCGCCCAGGCCAGCGCCGCCATCGAGGCCGCCCGCAAGGCGCCCCCCGCCTCAAGCAGCGAAGCGGTAGGCGGAGACAAAACGCCATGACCCGCACCGCCACCGGCGCCGAGCTCGCCGTCCTCGAAGCGCTCGAACCCGAAGCCCTGATCGGATGGGAGGCCGAAATCCTCAACATACGCGAAGCCATCGATCTGTCGCGCGCCATCACCGAACGCCGCGTCGCTGACGCCGCCGAAACGCAGGCCACCGCAGCCGCCACCACCGCTACCGCTGCCGAAGCGACCAAGCAGGCTGCGATGGACCTCAACACCATCACCATCCGCTCACTGCCTACCGAAACGCAGGACGCCCTGCCGCCCACGGTGCGCGAAACCTACGATCCTGACTTCGACACGGAGACGCCGTGATGGAACGCCTGGCTGACGAAATCTGCATGATCATCGCAGGCATGGCGCTCGCCCGCATCGCCCTGATCGTGATCGAAGCCTTGCCCCGCATGGTGGCAGCATGACCGGTCAGGGCCACACACGCCCCGCCGAACCGCAGGACGGCAAGGCCGTCTGGTATCGCGGATGGGAAGCCCATTACAGCCTTGATGCGGCCATGTGGTCGGGTGAAGGCTGGTTCGCCTGCCTTGGCGGCGCTGATCTTGATTGCATCCAGGTCACCGCCCGCACGTGGGACGCCCTGCTTGACGAGATTGACGATCACGATCTGACGGGCGGCGAAGCATGAACGCCCCCACAACCTTTCCCGCCCTTCCTCTCGGCGATGGTGCGGCCTCAGCGCCCCCCATTGCAAGCGCATCCGTCGCCGAGGGGGAGACTGCACCCCACAAGCAATACCTTCGCCTGTTCGGCATGATCCCGCCGGAACAGGTGATCACCGTCAATCCCACTTCTCTCCGGGATGACGGCTCTGATGGCGCGTCGCCCTCAAGTAGCGAAGCGGTAGGGCAGACAAGAACGTCTGCGCTCTGCGACCCGACGCAGGCGGCGCGCCATCCTTTGTATCAATTGCTTGAGACAATGGAGCATCCCAGCGCCCTCACGCTGGCCAGCGTCGCCGCCCTGCGCGAACGGCACATGGCCAAGGGCCACACCCCCGCAGCTGACGCTGCCCATGGCCCGCTGTTCTTCAAGCACGCAGCGGACGAGGCCTACCGCACCGCGCTGCTCGCCCGCTCGCCCGAAACCCGCCGCAAGCGCCTGATCACCGCCGTCGCCATCCTGGTGGCACAGATCGACGCCGAGGCCCACGCCGCCCAGCAACAGGAGCCCACCCCGTGATGCACGATCCCGACAACTCGCCGCCGTCCGGCAGGCGCGATGCCCGCTTCTATCTTCACCTCGCTGACCGCGAGCTCGCCGAATACGAGCTGCCCGAATGGCTCGCCGCCGAACAGGAAGCCCAGCGGGAACGCGAAGCCAACGACCGCGCCAAGATCGGCATCGCCGTCCTGGTGGTGCTGCTGTCCGGCCTGATAGCGATCAGCGCCATCGCCAACTACGCAGGTGCAGCATGAGCGCGCGGCTCAGCCTTAAGTGGGGCACGCTCAAGGAGTGGAACTTCAACCCTGACGGCCCAGCCATGGCTGCCTTCCGCCGCTATTGCGAAGCTGGGGCGGTCATGGCTGGCGCGATGATGCAGGATGATAATGCGGCCCAGGTCGACGCCATTTGCGAAATCATCGATGCGCTCGACGCTGACACCATTCACCTTGAGTGGGATGGCAAGGCTGTGTCGAAGGAGGCTGCGAAAGTCTATGTGAGGGAGTATCCGCGATGAGCAAAACAATCGCCGAAATTCGTGCCGAGGCCGCCGCCCACTACAACGGCGCTGACGGCTTCGACAACAACAGCCGCAAGAACGCCTACGAGTGTGACAATTGCGGTAGCTACATCGTCACGGTCGACCGTGAACCGGGCGTGACGCCTTTCATGGTAAGCTGCGGCAATTGCCAGGCGTCGGCGACATCTAAGTTCTATCGCGTCCATCCGTCTTTAACGCCGACACATGAATGGTATCGGCCAGAAACGCTTGATGGCCTTTCACGTTCCTCGCGCGATCACGTCGAAAAAGGCGGCTTGCTGCTTCGCCAGATCGGCGGCGGCGATAGCTCGCAAGGCTGGCAGTCTCAGCATGATCAGCTCAGCGAATACAAAAGACGCGAAGCAGAGCGAGCAGAGCTGATTTCCAAGGCGCGCGCCAGTGCTGGTTGCAACGACGGAGAGCCTTGGCCGGTTAAGTGCAAACCATCGCTTGACCGCGCAGACTATCCCAACCGCCAGCAATATCGCGCCGCTGTTCGGCAGTCCGTCAAAACCGGAGGGCGCAGCCAATGACCCACCCCGGCCACAACAGCGGCAAGCACGACGCCGACGCTTCGGACGAACGCCTGCGCCTGCTGATCGAGCGCATCGAGCGCCTTGAAGAAGAGAAAAAGGGCATCGCCGACGATATCCGCGACGTTTACATGGAGGCCAAGGCCGTCGGCTACGACAGCAAGATCATGCGCAAGATCGTCGCCCTGCGAAAGATGAAGCCCGACGCCCGCGCCGAAGAGGAAATGGTCCTCGAAACCTACAAGAACGCGCTGGGGATGGGGTGATGACCCCGCTTCTCTCCACCCTGCGCGAACCGCCGGTGCCGGGCCGCTTTTACATGGTGCCGGTGGTTGTCGATCACGGCAAGTCATGGCCGGGCGCGTGGCCGGTTCTTGGTCCGATGCACACCGATATCGACCTGTTCCCGCATTTCCCATGGCCGCACTACCATGTCGATTTTCGGTTTGTGACCGCTGCTCAGGAACGCCGCCTTAGCTCATTCTGGCGGACAGCTTTGGAGGCGGTTGGCTCCTTTCCGCTATCGCACCGGCCAGAAGCGAAATTGCCATTGCCGAAGGGGTTGCCTCAGCTCGCACGGCGCAAATGCCGCCGCAGCAGCTACGGCTATGCAGAAACGCTGTCAGACCGCGATCATGTCGGCGAGCTTGAGCGCCAGTATGGCACGCGCTGCAAGCCGATCATCCGGCCCGATGGTCGCAAGCTTTGCCCGCACCGCAAGGTTGACCTGTCCAGCTTCCCGCCGCGCCCCGATGGCACAGTCGTTTGCCCGCTCCACGGGCTGACGGTGCAGGTGGCAGAACAGGCATGAACCTCCACCCCCTCTATCCCGCCATCACCCCGCAAGCCGTCCTCGCAGAATGCGCGCGGGAGCTGGCGCAGCGCCGCAACTTCTATCCCGGCCGCGTTGCCGAAGGGCGCATGTCGCAGAACGAAGCCGATCACCAGCTCGCCTGCGCCGCCGCCTGGCATCAGGACGTGCAGCGCATCATCGCGTTTGAGGAAGCATCCGCCGCCGCTTGGGCCAAGTACTCCCGCCAGGGCGGCCTTGTGCAGATCATCGACATGCCGCCCGCCACCCACGGCCTCAGCTGGGCCACCCGCCGCGAAGCCTTGCGCCGCGAGCTCGCCCTGCGCGCCCGCGTCTATCCCGTCCGCGTCGCCGAAATGCGCATGACCCAGGCCGAAGCGGACCAGCGCCGCGCCTGCTTGGATGCGCTCGCCGCCCGGATGGATGACGGCTTTGATTGGCTGGCCAGCAACGGCCACCGCCCGCGCTGGGCGCTGATCGAAACCACCCCCGAAATCCTCGCCGCCCGCAGGGAATGGCAGGACCACTGCGAAGCGGTCGACACCGCCCGCAATCCCCTGAAACAGAAGGAACTGATTTGATGAACGAAGCAAGCACCACGGATCGCACGCTCACTTTCGGCGAGCGCGCCGTTGGCCTGACCTTCAACCCGGGCGGCCGTGAGGACGTCAACACCTGCAAGGCTGGCGTGGCCGCGCTGATCGATCAGATGGAAGCGCTGCGCAGCACGACGCCCGATCAGGAACAGAAGCGCCTCGCCGCCATCGCAATCACCGAATTGCAGGGCGCACAGATGTGGGCCGTGAAGGCGCTGACCTACAACTGATCCCCTCGCCGGGCGGCGCCTGTCGCCCGGCATCCCACCCCAGCGAAAGACCCGCCAAATGGACAAGATTTTCCGCACCGCGCGCCCCGCAGGTGAATTCAATCTCTGGATCAACCGCGACGAGAAGGGCCATCTGCACGTCACGATCGATACAGGCGCAAATGGCCACACGGTTGTGCTGACCGGCTTCGAAATCACCGGCTTCATTGCCGATATCGCCGCGCTCCAAACTCCGGCTGAACAGCCCGACGCGCCGAAAGACGGCATCCCACCCCACGAACCCAGCAGCTGCGGCACGGCCTACCTTGCCTCCGAGCGCGCCCTGCGCATCATCGAGCGCTCCACGAAGCTGGGCGCGGCAATGGGCGCCGAGGCGGTTGAGCAGATCGCACAGCTCGCGCACGAAGCGGGCGCAGCCTGCAACCGCGAGGCACTGCGCCGCCAATTTTTCGAGGACATTCCGTTCTGACCAAGGAGAAGCCCATGACCTAAACCCACCAACCAAGACTGTCCCAAATCGCGCGGGCGGGCCGGGCTTCGTGCCCTTCCTTTCCCCCTTGTGACGGGCGCCTTGCCCCCCGCGCTCTTGCCGCCTACACTTCCCCCGCGCCGTCATCAGGACAGCGCAAGGTCAGCTCCACCGCCCGCCCTCAAGCAGCGCAGCGGTAGGGCGAAAAAGAAAGGACCGCCACCATGCTTCACACCCCTTACGATATCATGTTCCCGCCTGCCGTCGTTTGCCAGGCTCCGCGCGACGAGCTGCTGCGCTGCCACTGCCCAACATGCCTGCGCCTCGATCGGGAATTCCCCGGCCAAGGCTTCCAGCTCTCGCTCGAACGCTGGATCGATTTGGGGCTGGTGGCATGACCCGCGAACTTCCCCACGCAGATCCCGACAGCCAGCTCGCCCGCTTCCGCAAAGCCGTGGACCTGATCGGCGGTGTTCGCACCGCCGCCCGCGAACTGGGTGTTTCTGATCGCACCATCTACGGCCTGATCTATGCCAAGCGGGATCTGCACGACGGCTTCCTGCGCGACATGGCCGCCGCCCTGATCCGCCACGCCGACGCCTGCCGCGCGCTCGAGCGCCAGCTCTCCCCCGCCTTCGTCGCCAACCTGACGGCCGACCAGCAAACCGCCAAGCCCCACGGCAACCGCTATGACCGCAAGTCTGCCGTGATCGAAGGCGATGATCGCCGCGCAGCAGGCGCAAGCGCGACCGCGCGCCCGCAGGCGCCCGGAGCGCAGCGGAGGGACAGCGCCGAGGACAAGGGCGCGGACGCGCCCGCGAAGGGAGAAAACGCCAATGGCTAGCTTCCGCATCCCCTTCCTCGTCGCCCGCAAAAACAAGGACGGCACCACCAACTACTACTGGCAGCCCAGCAGCACCCTGGCCGCCGCCAAGTGGCAGCCGCAACCGCTCGGCAAGGATGAAGCCGCCGCGATCGACGCCGCCCGGGCGATCAACAAGCAGGTGGAGGCATGGAAGGCAGGCACGGCCCAGCCCAATATCCGCGCCCGCGCCGCCGATGGCACGCTCGCCCGCGCCATCGCCGACTATCGCAAATCCGTGGTCGAAGGCACCAAGCCGGACGGCTCGCCCCGCATCGCGCCCACCACCGCCAAGACCTATAGCAGCGCCCTGAACAGGTTGGAGGCATGGGGCGGCAAGCACCCGCTCGCCTACATCACCCGCCAGCGCGTGCGCGCCCTGCGCGACGGGATGATCAAATCCGGCCTTGGCGAACACGCCGCCCACACCACCCTGAAACTCGGCCGCCAGCTGTTTTCATGGCTGATCGATGAAGGCCGCTGGGAACAGGGCAAAAACCCGTTCGAAAGCTTCGGCATGGCCGCGCCAGATCCGCGCGAAACCATCTGGTCCCCCGCCGCGCGCGAGCTGATCATCGCCACCGCCGACGCCGAAGGCTTCCCCTCGATCGCGCTGGCCGTGATGCTCGGCTATGCCATCGGCCAGCGCGAAGGCGATATCCTCAAGATCACCGCCCCCAAATGGGTCGCTATCCCCGAACACAAGATGCAGCCCGAGGATTACACCGTCCTCGCCGCCGCCGCGCCCGACGGCATTCCGCGCGGGATGCGCGTGCGCCAGGGCAAGACACAGGCATGGGTCGAGGTTCCGGTGACAGGCGAGGTCCGCCGCCGGGTCGAAGCCAACATCGCCCGCGCCAAGGCAGCAGGCCGGTTCGACCTGATCATGGACGACACGCGCGGCAACACGGCCTATGCCGGCGAAAGCGGCACCACCCGCTTCCAGCGCGACTTTGCCAAGATCCGCGACACCGCCGCCAGCGCGGCCGCGCAGCAGGGCGACGATGCACTGGCAGACGAAATCCGCACCCTGCAATTCCGCGACCTGCGCCGCACCTGCGTCGTCTATCTCGGCGAGCTCGGCCTCGAAGATCACCTGATCGCCGCGATCACCGGCCACGATATCGACGAAACCCGCCGCATCCTGCGCACCTACATGCCCAGGACAACAGGCAGAGCCGCCCGCGCCATCGCCCTGGTGACCGCGCGCGAGGCCAAGGAAGCCGCGAAGGAGAAGAAGGGGTGAACGATAGCCCGCTTTGCACGGAAATCATGTGCAGCGCGCTCGGACGGAATTTCCCGGAGCGGATCATCATGCACCCCGAAACACTGGACGCGCTACGGTACGAGCGCGCTGCGGTGCATCGGCTCAATTTGTCTGAGCCGCGCGGCGATGGGCCGCTTAGGTTCAGCGGCGTGCCGATCCATACCGATATCGATTATCCAGAAGCAGGCTTCGCCTTCCAGGAAACTTGCCCCAAGTGCAGCGTTTTCAATGAAGATATCGGCCTGAATGCGCCCTCTCCAATCAAACTCGCCGTCATTGACGGCCGCCGTTATCTCTGCGCGCACTGCCATGACGCTTACTGGGTAACCGTCTTTGAAAGCCCGGCATGGCTGGCACAGAAAGACGCTTCCAACAAGACCATCTGAAAACGGCCAAGTTGGAAGGATATCAGGGCAAAAAACCCTGCAATTTCAGTAAACCGCACAGCTTGGGAAGCTTCTGCTCTACCATTGAGCTACACCCGCATCGGGCGATGGCCACGGGGCCGCTCGCAGACGCGGGGCGCGCTTGCCATGATTCCGGGCGACTGGTCAATATGCGATTGCGGCCCG